GTAACACACTTTTGTTAAAAAAATATCGTTTGGGGGGTTTACATTGTCCCGGTTTTGATATAGTATTATTAGGTAAATTGGTTCACACACCTAACCTAAGGAAACCTACATGAATAAGATCCTTGTCTCGTTTGCCGCTTTTGAGGCTACCGCCCAGAACCTCGGCCCAGTTGTTAAGTATAATGACAACGTTTTCTACATCAAGGCTGGTAAGGCCGGCCGTGTGGAACTCAATGTCAACAACGGCACATATATTGTCGGTTCGTATTCCAAATATCTCAATGAAATCACTGCTGCTGTCAAGGCGGCTGGTTTCAAACAGATCAAGACCTCATCGACCCGTACGACCTTTGAATTTGTATCATTGGAACGTATTGTTGACGTGTTCAATGCAGCCGTTTCGGCGGTTCCTTCTACCAAGCCTGTCAACCGTATTAAGGCGGCTGAAAAGCTTGCCGGTATCAAGACCACGGTCAAGAAAACCAAAACGGTTAACTTGGTTGCTACCATCGAAAAGTCTGCCGAGGAAAATGCCCGTATCAAGGAAAAGAACCTTGCCACGATGAAGGCAGTTTCCGCCAAGCTTGACAAGAAGAAGGTCTACCAACCCGGTCAGGTTTCCGATGAAAAGGAATCCGACGAAAAGATCTCCAAGGAAGAAATGAAGCGCCGTAAGGCAGAAATTGACTCCTTCAATAACTATGAAATTGATGAATTGCCTTCGTTCCGCTCACCTGAAAAGCTGACCCGTGACGAAGTCAAGTACATGGTCTAAAACTTTTCTATAGCACGGGTTGACATTTGCTCAATTCCGTGCTATAATAGTATAGTTGAAATTCCAAACTAGAGGTTTTGTTATGGCTCATATGATTGAAATGCGTGCTGGTAAGGCACAAATGGCTTATGCTGGTGAAACTCCGTGGCACGGTCTTGGTACCAAGGTACCGTCCGACCTGACTCCTGTCCAAATGCTGGAAACAGCTGGTCTGGATTGGACTGTGGAAAAGATTCCGGCATTTGCAAAGGTTGCTGGTAAGGATGTTTCGGTTGGTCGTTCCGCACTGGTTCGCTCTGGTGATAATGCCATCTTGGATGTTGTATCCGACGATTGGAATCCGGTTCAGAATGCTGATGCCTTTGAATTCTTCAATGAATTTGTGGCTGCCGGTGATATGGAAATGCATACAGCTGGTTCTCTCCGCGATGGTCAGATCGTTTGGGGTTTGGCCAAGGTCAAGGATTCCTTTGAACTGTTCAAGGGTGACCAAGTTGATGCTTACCTTCTCTTCTCTAACTTCCATCGTTATGGTTTCTCTACCGACGTTCGGTTCACACCGATCCGTGTGGTGTGTAACAATACACTGACTCTGTCTCTTAATTCAAAGGTTGAGAACTTTGTCAAGATTAGCCATCGTCAGCAGTTCGATGCCGACGTGACTAAGGAAATGCTCGGTATTGCCAAGGACAAGTTGGTTAAGTACAAGGAAATGGCTCAGTTCCTCGGCTCTAAAAAGGCTAAGGATGAAGACATTGTGCAGTACTTCAACCGTATCTTCCCAGCCACTGGCAAGAAAGATCTGTCACGGAATGCTATCCGTGCAATGGATATCCTCCACACTCAGCCTGGTGCTGAATATGCTGAAGGTACTTGGTGGCAGCCCTTCAATGCGGTTACCTACCTGACTGACCATGAACTTGGTCGTTCGGCAGATACACGACTGCAGTCTGCTTGGTATGGCAATAACCGCAACCTTAAAACTGCGGCTCTGGAAACTGCTCTTGAAATGGCGGAGGCAGCCTAATGCCAAATTGGTGCACCAACTCAATCCAAGTTTCTCATCCTGACAAAGAGATGATGCAAAAGTTTGCGGAATGTGTTCACAATGGTAAACTATTGGAAACATTCATTCCGCTTTCCAGTGGTGAATGGGATTATGGTGTAGCCGTTGAAGAATGGGGCACCAAGTGGGATATTACCTCTGGTGACTTTGAACTTTATACAGAAGAAACTTCAGGCAGTGGTTGGTTTGAAACTGCCTGGAGTCCTCCTCTTGCCGCCTATGCAAAGTTAAAAAAGCTCGGGTTTACCATCAATGCAACTTACACAGAATCTGGAATTGGTTTCTGCGGTACGTGGGAAGATGGATCAGAAGAATATATAGATAACTTCTATAATCTGTTTGATGACTACGGTGATGATTGGGAAGATCATGTTGATAATTCTGATCTGAAAGAGTCGCTTAAATATGAATATGAAAATTGGCTGGAAAATCTCGAGGAACAACAAGAGGATGAATAATGGCTAAATCTTTGCTAACTGTCAAGCGTAAAAAGCCTCGTGTCACTAGGAACGAAGCTTACTTGGTCAACCTTAAGTACCTGGGAGAGGAACCGACATTCAAAGAACCTCTTAACGATATTGAGTTTGCAAAGGCATTGAATTGGTATAACTATATGTGTGACTCGAGTGATGCTCGAGAATATATTTCAGACTATCTTAAACTTAGTAATAGAAAAGAAGACCTCAAAACATTCCGCCGCGTTCCAGATCAGGCAATCTCTACTACTCTTGCTTGGGTAGTGAGAATGCTTGGTCGTGGTTATTCATTGCCTGGTGATATTCAGTCGTTCATTAATACCCGACTGCCTGAAGTTCTGGCCAAAGCCAAAAAGGAAGAACCAGAGGAAACCAAGGTGGTGGCTTTCCGACCTTCCATTCAAGACCGCATCCGTGAAAAGCAGTCCGATATCATTGGTGATATTGAGGAGATGATCGACAAGGCGGAACCATTCTCCCTATATGAATGGCTCAAGGGTAAGGAAATCCCTGCCACCTACGCTGGTCCCATCGCTACCAAGTACGCTCACATCGTCGAGGAGCTGACCGAGGCATATGAAGGTAGTGACCCCCAACTCAAGGAGGGGTATCGCTATATGACGAGGAAACAGCTGAAGGAACGTATTGAATTCTATGGTACCATTGTTTCCGACGCCGAACGATATGGTAACGTGGCTAAGAAGACCAAAGCCCCTAGGAAACCACGGGCTGTCTCCATGGAAAAGCGCCTCAAGAACTTCAAGTTCCAGAAGGAAGATAACACATTCAAGATTGCCTCCATCAATCCGGAAAAGATTATCGGTGCTCAGGAACTCTGGACGTTTAATACCAAGTATAAGGTGGTTACCGTATTCCGAGCCTTGGATCGTGGTGGTCTCCAGATTGAACGGTCTAATATCAAAGGCTACGATGAGAAGAATAGTTTCAGCAAGGGGTGTGGGCGCCAGGCTGAAAAAGTAGTTGACAAAGTTCAGAATGGTGGTAAAATAGTACTTAGGAAATTGATTGACGAGTTGAAGACTGGAAAGCCACTTCAATTCCGGATCAATGAGAATACCATCCTGATGAAGGTTATTACATGATTTCCGTTAAAGTTAAAAATGTCCAATGGGACCGCCGCGATGTATATGCTTACCAAGTTGAGGAATTCAATTATTATACCGGTGAGGTTGTACCCAATCCACGTTGGGTTGGCCCAGATCAGTTTTGTCTTTCCACAGGTAATCCTAAATTCCCATTCCGTGTGATTGACAAAGATAGTGTTGTCGGTAGTGATTATGTAAAGAAAGTTGCATCAAAGATCCGGACAGTATCGGTTCCTGGATCCAAGCCTGGTCAATCATATTTGGTTGAATTAAATGGTAGTGCTTCAACATGTACATGTGTTGGTTTTGGTTTCCGTCGGTCGTGTAAACATATTCGTATGGCAGAATCTCTATGAAAAAGATTATTCAGAACTCAGTTACATGTGAGGAATGTGGTGACAATATTTGGTCGAGTCATAGACATGATTATCGTCAATGTGTTTGTGGAGCCATTGCTGTTGACGGTGGGATGGATTATCTTCGTCGGGTTGGAAATGGCAATTTTAAAGATACTTCATTGAATATGGAGAAAGACCATGTTCAGGAAATCATCGATGCCGTAGAATGGGCCAAGGAAAACAAGCGTAACAGTTTTGGTACTGCTTTAGCAGTGATTCGTGCTCTCCGCGAACGTGGCTATCTCAACGAAGAAAAGTTCAAATGATTAAGCACGCGTTGTTTCCGGTATTTGTTGCTGAGTTTAAATACCCAGAGGCAAATCAATTTAAGAATATCTTTTATGATAATGCATTAAAGCATTTTAATGACAAAGGATTCTCTAATGAGAGAACCGGTCATGTATCTATTCATCATGAACCAGCATTTGAACTTCTCTATAAGTTTCTTTCCAAATGTGTTGAACAATATCTACAAGCATTAAATGTTGATACAAATACATTTGATATTAATTTTGTCAAGTCGTGGTTTAATATCCTAAAAAATCAACAAACACCTTTACATTCACACGGCGATGCACATATTTCTATTGTGTATTATGTGAATACGCCTGAAGGATGCAATCAAGTTTTAAGATTCCACAATTATTATCAGCGTATTGAACCATTTCCAGGAAGCTTGAGATATAATAATCCAACCGACAAATGGAACGAATTAAATTCTTATACTTGGGGATTTAAACCAACTCCAGGTAGTGTCTTTATTTTTCCAGCACAACTCATGCATGATACTGTCGGTAATGTAGATTTTGAAGATCAAGGTATTAAAACCAAACAAGACCTTGAGCAATCTAGAATTTGTATTGCTGCAGATGTTGTACTTTCTTTTAATAAAGAACAGGCAAAACCACTGGGATTGCAACCATTGTCAAATTGGAAACAATTCTGTGATTGACATTTTAGGCCAGGTGATATATTATAAATACTATGCTGAGGTTGTTGAGGCGTATGGAATAAACGTTTCGGACGCGGGGGCAGTACCCGCCGCCTCCACCATAAGCACTCTGGTTGTTCGGCGAGACGTATTGGTCGCACAACGTTCCTATAGATACGTTAAAGGGCAGAGTGCTTTTGATGGGGGCGAAATAGGATCGACGTACGTAGTAAAGGTGCGAGGAGACCGAAAGCTAATCGTAAATGCAAACGACAATGTTGCATATCGTCAGGCACTAGCTGCCTAACATGAGCTCGAGGGGAGCTTGGAAACAGAATCCCCTCACCCTTTCTTTTGGTCTCTTAGCTCAGCTGGATAGAGCAACAGACTTCTAATCTGTAGGTCGATGGTTCGAATCCATCAGAGATCGCCAATTCAACGGAGAGTAAAATGAAAAAAGTATTATTGGTTGCTGTCGGTGCTGCTATGTTGGCAGGTTGTACTCCTCGTGAACAACAGCTTGTAGCTGCAGGTGCAGTCGGTGCAGTAGCTGGTGCTGTAATTGCTAGTGAAGCTTCACGTCCACAACCTGTGTATGTTGAAGAACGCCGCTATGTACAACCACCGCGTTACATGCCACCACGCCAGTGTTTCAAGGTTTGGGAACGCACACCATATGGAATGATTGAACGCGTTCAGTGTCGTTAATAAATTGGGCGTGGGTGTTGGTACACGAAGAGAGCTTATACCTCTTTTAGCGGCAGATTACCGTTCTTGACTTGGTTCAAATCCGAGCACGCCTACCATCTTTGGAGTTGTTATGAAGACTACATATATCCGTGATGTACCAGTCGGTGTATTGCTAATAGTATTAGCCCAGTTTCCTTTCTTTGGCGCTCAATACCTTTCAGGGTTTCCTCGTTGGTGGGAATTTGGTGGTATTGTAATTGCCGTTCTCATGGCAGACCGATTGGTTCGGCTTGGAATTAACCTCATATTAGGATTTGATCATGCTGAATCTGAGTAGTAATAACTTTGCCTCTGAAATTGAGGATATGTGTCGGGTCAAGAACATTGACTATATTGATGCCGTAGTTCTGTGGTGTGAAAAGAATAAGATTGAAATTGAATACGTTGCCGGTCTGATTAAGAAAGACCCAGTCTTTAAATCAAAGATTCAGGTGGAAGCCGAAAACCTAAATGTTTTAAAGCGTGGGGCTAGACTTCCTATATAAATACAATCGGATACAAAGAGGGAGATCCGATATGCTACTAAGAACAGCAGGTAAGCCCAACAAAGTACCGATGAAACTCTGCAAGGATGCGGCCAGGTGGTTTGCCCGTCGTCTCCTTGGCGACCGACTCTACCATAACGTAGAAGTCAAGTTAGTCTTTAACTCTAAAGAACTAGGTTCCAACATATATGGTTATTGTGATTGGAATGATGACAACCACAAAGCACGCGATTTCACAATAACGATAGATCCAAATCTTGGCAAGAGGAATATGCTCTTGGTCATCGCACATGAAATGGTTCACGTCAAACAGTATGCTAAAGGCGAGCTTAAAGACTTTGTTCGTGTGAGTAAAGTTAAATGGCAAGGCAAAGTATATGATGATAATGAAATTGATTACTGGGAACAGCCGTGGGAAATAGAAGCTCATGGACGTGAAAAAGGTCTTTATTATAAGTTTCTAAATAGTCTGAAAAACAAAAAGGTGAACTGATGCCATATGTTGAAGTTTGGGTTGATGAACACGAGCTTAATGAATATGATGATCAAGATCTAGTCAATGAGCTCGAGAAACGTGGTTATAGAGTTTATCAAAAAGGTGAGAACACCGACGTCTTCAAGTTATATCAATCATGGCTAGATGATAAAGGTGATAACGACCGCCGATTTGAAAAAGCATTGAGAAAGTTTTTCGAGGAAAGCCTAAACAAAGTTAGTGTATGATGTCCGGATTTGAATGTTACAAAGAATACCTTGCGCTAAAGCAGCACTTTACTCAGCAGGGTTATGATTATTTTCGTTATAATGGTAAAGTGAAAGCCAATGGAAAAAGTTTTGAATCCCGTCCGGATAA